TTTAATTATGCCTAGTGTTTTAACAAGTAATAAGTTTCAATTACAGTTCAGTATTGACAATTCATTTTGGTATAACTTTACAAATATTACAGGAATAACTCAAGACATACAACATACTGCTGACGGTTTAGTTTTTTTGAATGATTTTGATTTTTTATCTGATGGATATTTAAGAGTTAGGACTAATTCTTCAGAACTTGCAGATAGAACATTTATTGGTATATTTGGTTAATTTAATAACAATTTTAATGTAGAAAAAGGCAGAGTGTCCATTGTCTGCCTTTTTCATTATCTGTGATGAAGTAGCACAAAGTTAAAGATTGAAAGTCACCTTTCATAATTAACTTATACTGATTTCATAATAGCTTACTTCTATGACTAAATTACTAATTAAAACTAGCTGAGAGCGTCATAGAGCGTTTTTAACGATATTTTACAGCCACGCCTAGTAGTTAGGCGGACAAAATAAAATCGCTTAAATCGGCTCAAAATGGCCTTTTTTTATCAAATATGCACTAATATTATGACTAATGAAAGATTGGCCAATAAATGACCAAAAAAAATAAACACGCACCTAAACAAGAATGGGGCAACAATTTTTATAAACATGGTTGGAAACCAGAAATAGAAATTGATGAAGAATTAGGATCTGGGGAAATTACACATGTTGGAACTGACCCAAATTATGCAAATAAATTTGATGAGATATTAAAAAGTTGGGGATATGATCCAAAACTTTACACGATTGAGGGGGCAGTTAAAACTTCCAGTTGGAATGTTCAACTCAAAGGCGGCAGAATTGAAACATTTTATGCATTCAAAGGAATAGTCCGCAGAAAAAATCCATTAAGGGATAAATATGTCACTGAACTTTTAAAAAGAGTAGAAAAAAAATTACCAATAAAAGAAAAAACTTATGGCGGTGATACAGCTTTTATGTTTTTTATGGCTGATTGGCAATTAGGCAAAGTTGATTTCGGTGTTACAAATACAATTAATAGATATGATATAGCACTACAAGACGCAGTAAATAGAATAAAAGATTTAAGGAAGTTGGGAAATCAAATTGATGAAATTTATATAGTTGGATTAGGCGACTTGACAGAAAACTGTTCGCAAAATTTTTTCGACAGCCAACCTTTTAATGTTTCTCTCACATTGATTGAGCAATACGCATTAGCTAGGTCAATGATTATGAAAACAGTAGATACTTTTTTGCCTTTAGCAGACAAAATTGTTTTGGCGGGAGCACCAGGTAATCATGGAGAGATGACAAGAAGTGGTAAAGGACAAGTTCTTACTAATAGATTAGATAATTCAGACACAATGCACTTGCAAATATGTGAAGAAATTATGAACGCCAATCCAGATCGTTATAAAAATGTAAAAGTTGAAATACCAAAAGGCTTTCATCAAGTTATGACAATTAAAAATAGAACAGTAGGTTGGACACACGGCCATATGTCAAGTGGCGGTGGATCTAACGCTGAGGCAAAAATAGAAAATTGGTGGAAAGGTCAAATGTATGGACATCTTCCTGCAGGTGAATGTGAGATTCTTATTACAGGTCATTATCATCATTTCAGAAGTAAGTATCAAGGCAATAGAGCTTGGTTTCAAGCACCTAGCTTAGACAAATCACTTGACTTTACAGAGAGATCTGGACTTTGGAGCCACCCTGCAGTTCTCACTTTTACAATAAATGAAAAAGGTTGGGCAAACTTAGAATTGTTATAAATATAGACATAATTATATATATTATGTATAATTTTTAGTATGAAAGTTATTGCTATTGATAACACAGGCTACAAAGTTAGTGTCATTCATACAGATAATGATTCAGTAGAGATAAGAGAACTTCCAAAAGGAATTTTTCACCTTACTGAACCAATAGAAATCAATTTGGATGAAAAAAAACAGCCTACCAAAATTAATTGATAGGCTGAATTTTATTTAACTAACTAGCCCAATCATAAACATATTTACTATGTTTTCTATTCGAGCCACCACATTTACATTCTTCTTTGTAAATTTCTTTAGCAGTTCTCTCTTTTAATATATAAACACAATGCCTTAAATTAGAAGTAAATGTTCTGTCTAACGAACATATTTCACCTTCCAATTCAAGAACATAATTTAATGCTGCTACAGCATTAACTTTTATTCCTGCTTTTACATCCATTTCAACTTCATTAAAAGTTGAGTTTATAGCTAACATTATTCATGCCCCCTTTTTAATTGTTCTATTAACTCTTTGTCAATAGGTAAAACTGCTCCACAATTGTCACAGTTATATTCTTCTACTTCATTATTAATTACATAAACTAAATTAAAATGTTGTTTGTCTTCATAGCAACAATCATCATTACAATTTGGATTAATGCAATCAATTTCTACTGCTGTAATTACTTTCATAATTCCCCTTTCATACAATCCATTATATAGAATATATATAAAAAAGTGTAATTATTTATATTTAATTTTTAAAAGCTCTTCAACAATTTTTGCTTTATCTGGACTAATTGATTTTACTAATTCAAGCCCAATTTCATCTGTTCCATTATATTCATTAGCAATATTGATAGTGTGTGTTCCACGCCTTTTACCTAATTCTGTTTCATATATAGGCGACAGCTCTTCCTTTGATATGTAATAATTTGTATGCTCGTTGCTCCAGATCCTTAAAGGAAAATAATGAAAAAGATTATCAGCTGTTTTATAATATTCTGATTTAATATTATTGCCGTCTGCTATTCTTCGGCCATAAATTATTGTTGAATAATTATTGTCTTTTGCAAATTTTTTAATTCCATATTGTTGAAATTTTCTAAACCAATCACCTTTTACTTTTGAATCAAAAGGGAATATATATTTTGGATTATGTATTACATAATCTAGGCCACGATTTTTAAGGATCTGGAAGTGCAATTCTATTTTATTATCATCGCAATAATCTCTTATATAATCAATATGTTCTTCATAATCTAGTTCATGATTTATTACTGCGACATGAGGTAATGATAAACCTAATTCTTCTCTTACATATTTTGATACAGCCACACTATCTTTGCCTCCAGAAAAGGCAACAAAACTATTTTTAAAATCTATGGCATTTACCATTATTCAATTCTACATGGTTTTATCACTTTTATAATGTAAAATAATCATTATGATTAAAACAAGTTTAAGGCTGATTAGTTCTTCATATATGATTCCCCTGTCGTGTAACAAACCTAGTCAGCCTTTTCTTATATGATTGTTGAATGTATTTTATTCTTTGCTAGTCTTCAAGATCCATTAAAAGAAGATGACATTTTAAAAGTAAAAGAATGTAATAATTATTTACCAACAAATGTTATTCAATATTCAAAAGATTATGTTGAGCATTTTGAAACTCATAATATAGAGAGAGCTGTAAAAGTTTCGTGGTGCGAATCTAGGGGAAAAACTTTTGCACTTAACAAAGGAAATAATGATAGTGGTTTATTTCAAGTTATACCTAGCACTTGGAATTGGGTAGCAACAGAATATGACTTGCCTAAATTTAATTCTTATGTTTTAACTTACAATAATATTCCAGTTGAAAACATTCCATTAAGTTTAAGAAGAATATTGATTTCAAATTATCCAAATCTCTATAGACTAAATAAAGTGCAATTTGTTCCTTACTACAATTTTTTAATTAGTAAAATTTTAGTTCAAGATATTCATTCAAGAAATAATTATTGGAAACCATGGACACCTAGTAAGGAATGTTGGAACAATAATAATTGGAATGAGTTATGGAAAGCTGAAGAATGAGAGTTTTAGTTGCATGTGAATATTCAGGAATCGTTAGAGATGAATTTTTAAAACTTGGTCATGACGCTGTAAGTTGTGATTTACTTGAAACTGAAAGTGATTTTGGCGGACTTGCTACACATTATGTAGGTGATGTAAAAGACATTTTATATGATGGTTGGGATTTGATGATAGCTCATCCACCTTGCACTTATCTTGCTATTAGCGGAAGTTGGGCACTTTATGATCCAAGAGATATGCACTTACAAAGAGATTTGAGAAGAGAACACCCAAATTACCCAGATCGTAGAAAAAAAATGTTTGAGGCTTTAGCTTTTGTAAAGCTCTTAATGGACGCACCTATTCCAAAAATTTGCGTTGAAAATCCTAACTCATTAATTACAACTTATATAAAAGAGGCAGACCAAATAATTCAACCTTATGAGTTTGGCGACTTAGAATCAAAAAGAACTTTTTTATGGTTAAAAAATTTACCAAAATTAGAAAAAACAAATGACCGAACAGAAGAAATAATGAAACTTCCAAAACATATCCGTTCAAGTAAATGGAACTTGCCGCCTAGTGAAGAACGCAGTAAATTGCGAAGTGTATTTTTTAAAGGTGTTGCTCAAGCTATGGCCGAACAATGGTCAGAAGATTAGAGAACAACTAATTAGATTCTGACCACTCGTTTGCACGATGTAATGAATAAAGATGTTTTCATTATAGCCCATTCAGTTTTATTGTTTTGTTATAATTATAAAAAAAGATTGGAGAACAAATTGATAATTCAATTACCAGATCTTAATGGAAATAAAATTGAAGTAAAAGTAGATAAAGAATCACTACAAAAATACTTTACTAATTTACTTACAAGAAATGACACCGCTGAACCTCGTTGGTTTATGTGTGCTTTTTGTAGTAAAATTGGTTTTTTTCCGTTAGAGTCTGATGACTTTATGTTATGTAACAAGTGTTGGAAAAGTGAATTGGGGGAAGAATAATGGAAGAAGATTATTTTTATTTTTTACAAGCACAAGCTGAGGAGGAATAATGGCGTTTATACCTTACAGCTTTAGGGAATGCATTTTGCCTAGCTCTTTAAAGACTCATGAAGATAAATTAATTTGGGCTTTAGAGAGATTCAAAAAAGAAAAACCACTATCAACAAAAGAAATTGTATATGAACTTTACATAAGCAGGTTATCAAGTTCAGTTCATAAATTGCGTAAGCGTGGTTATATTATTGATGTTGTTGATAATCAAAAAGGTGATGGTGCGTATTATCAATTAATTGCTAAACCTGGTGAAGAACTAAAATTGAATTTATGAATAAAGGTGAAGAATTTACAACTTGTATTTGTGTTGAGTTTCATTCTTGTTACAGCTGTGCAAGTATGATTTATGGTGGTTCAGAACGGCACTATCAAAAAACCAAAGGCGAGTTTTTAGGGCTTTCAATTTGTTCTGAATGTTTTAAAAGATGATGAAAGGGGTTGTATGCATTTTGAAACTGATGTTAAATTTAATATAGTTGCTCGGTGGGTTTTAGAATCTGAAATATCTGATAAAAGCAAAGTAATATATTCAGTTCTTTGTGGTTTTGCTGATAGTGAGGGGAAGTGTTATCCCTCACGATCCACTATTGCAAAAAGAGCAGGCTGTTCTGTTAAGTCTGTTGATAGAGCAATTAAGGATCTGGAAACTATAAAAGCAATAAAAGTATTTAGAGAGAAAAAAGCTGACGGCAGTAATAAAGTAAATCAATATTTTCTTAATCGTTTTGAGGGTAGGGACATGTCAGTCGCTAGGGGTAGCGACACAGACGACACTAGGGTAGCCCCTGCAGAGTCGCTCAAAGAAAACCATATTAAGAAAACCAAAAGAAGAAGAGATTTATTATTTGAAGAGATTGCAAATTGTTGTGGGATAGATTGGAACAGAGCTCCAAAGAATGAGCTAGGAAGATTACAAAAAGCTACTAAACAATTAAGAGAAGTGAACGCAACTACAGAAGAAGTTAGAGCTGTATCAGATTGGTATAAGACTAACTGGAAAGATATTGATATAACACCTACTGCTATTGCAAGCAACTTTGGTCAAATATTAAGAAGAGTAGAAGAAAAAGCAAAAACTGAAAAGATCTGGGACTGTAAAACAGATGGCCATAAATTCCGTGATAGCGGTTATGACCATGCTAAATATCAATTACATGTTTGTTATTACTGTCAAGAAGAACAAAAAATATATGCTTAATATATCGCATGTATCTTATATAATGTATATATTATGAAAGAATTATTTATTTACAGATGTGACATGTGTAAAGAATTAATGCAAGATAATGAACCGCCTATTGAATTAGGCAGTGCAAGTTATCCTCATTGTGATTTATGCGTTTCACATATTGAAGCACAAGTATAAGTAATTTGGAAAGGGAACAACTATGAATGATGTAAGCGTTATTTATATTGCTTTTGCTTTTATTTCAATAATTGCTATTGGTGCTCTTCTCGGTGAAGTAGCAGTAAAACTAGCAAAAATGTTTGGTTTTGAATATGAACAAAAACCAAATGTTGATTTTATGGATCGATTGAATAAAGGTGAAGAAATAACAGCTGATAATATGTTCGAGATTAAAAATGATTAATTGGGAAAACATATTTGGTATTCAAGAAATAGCAATGGCAACTGGATTAAAAGAACAAACTGTCAGACAATATAGAAGTGACGGGAAACTTCCAGAAGAAGACGCTGTTGTTAGTGGTAATCCATTGTGGGCAAAAGATACTATTGCCGAATGGTTGAATGGAAGAGAGAACAATGAATAAAGAAGAACTCTTACAAAAAATCAACGATCTGGAAAAATCTGTTGAGAAATTGGAAGAAGTAAATAAAAGAATGGTTGAGGCATTGGAGGCTTTACATAAAATGGATAGCTTACAAAAGAAAATGATTGTCTTAAATTCAAAAATGATAGAACACACTGCAGGTGAAGTTGCAATTATAGGAAAGGTTGGAATATGAAAATTACATTTATGGACATTGACGGCAATACTGTAGAAAAAAATATAGTTGATATAAATTCAATAGAAGATGTCAAAGAATCTTTTAATGAATTAAAGAAAAAGAAAAAGGGGAAAAAGTGAAACAAAAATTAGCACTTGCTAAAGTTTTTCCAAAAGACTTTATCAAGCAAATCAAAAAAGCACATGGGGAAGAAGATTATGTGCCCTTTGGAACTATTGCTCAAAGACTTTTGGAAGTCTGCGGGAATTATGATTGGTCAATTAAGGAAATAATTTATGAACCTAATGGACAAGTAAGTGGTTGTATTGGGGAATTACAAGTAGTTGTTGATGACCAAACATATGCAGTTCAAGGATCTGGAAGTGCAAATACAATCAATACAAAAGATAACAATGGCGACTTACTCAAAAAAGCAGAGTCAGACGCTTTTAAAAGATGTGCAAGAAATCTAGGGCTAGGCTTACACCTATGGACAGGCGACAATCCATATTGGTTAGAAAAAGTTTTACAAGCTCAAGTAGATTCAGACAAGCCTAAACCAATAGAGCAAAAACCAACAGGGTAGCTACTTGACGCAGTAGCGCAATAAGTGGCGGATTGCAGCCCAACCGCCACTTACTTGCATTAAACTGAATTTATGGAAGAACAAGAAATATATTTTGAAAACACCTACATAATTTGTTGGGATTGTTATAACACTTTTGTTGTAGGTCATATGAATTGGATTACATTAGAATGTATGGTATGCGGGGCTTGGATTAAAAATCATCTACTAAACAGAATGGTATGGAAATGGCTACAAAAAAAGAATTTGATATAAGAGAAGATGAAACTTATTCAGATTGGAAAAGACGCAAGCACGATGAACGCGGTTTGCAAGGTATGGGACAAAAAACTGTAAAGAAAAAAGACAACTGGACAGAAAACCAAAAGCGTGGTTTAAAAAATAAAAACAAAGGCAGAAGAAAACAAAACCTTGCAAGAAAAAAATTAATGATTCCAGACGCTAAGTTTAGATCCAGAATGGGACATGAAGAAAACTGGGGCGGAAATATTCGTGTAGAAGTTAAAGCAGGTGCGCAAGTTAAGACGATCTGGACAAAATACAATCAAGCAAAAGAACAATCAGATAGCAATAAAAGAATAGGGGACAGCCGACCATTTATGTTTGTTGCAATGCCAGACGGCACTTCAAATGGTTTAGTGATTGCAGAACTTGATGAGATAGTAAATATAGTTACAGCTCTTATAACCACATGGAATGAAGATTTAGACGAATAAACAGGCCATTTTGAGCCGATTTAAGAGCTTTGTAATCAGACAACTCACTATCTAGCCTAATAAAAAATCAATAAAAAAAAGGTTTTTTTGCTTGTATATATAATTTATATATTATATAATGAGTTTATGATTCGAGAAAATATTGAAAGGGGAATCTAAAAATGAGTACAAGAGCAACAATAAATATTGAAACAT